CCACACTGAATCAGCACCTCTTACGTACTTAACGCCGTTTTCTTCCTTAAAGGCGAACCCGTTTAAATTCTGATTTAGCGTATCTATTTCATCTCCGTGCGTCTTGACAATCCTCGCATCTGCCACAAACCCGGAAGCTGTTGTTGTATCATTATTGGCTACCCCACAGGACGCCGCAGTCCCGGAAGGGATGCTGGGCTTTCCCGATAAGTCCGAATAACTCCCGGAAAATGCGACCGTTTTCAAGTCCGCAAACCATTTCATAGCTTTCCCCAAGGATAGGGAGAGTTTTTCTCCGGACGTTAAATTTGCCCGGCTCCCAGCTTGAGTAAATTTAGTTACAGCATTGCTGGCATCCCCGGTTTTATCCAGTTTTCCAGCAAGATTCGTATCAATTACATCTGCGTTGTCATTAAAATCCTGAACGTCAACAGGATCCGTTCCATCCGGCTTCCGCAGCCGGAAATTAGGTGTTAATTGCATATTCTCTTTGCCTCCTCTATTTCTTTTATGCGTTCCCAGCCATAAGCTGCCAGACGGTTCCAGGTGTATTCTTCTTCCTGCAGGCCAGTCCAAGACACAAATGGTGTTATCTCATTCACGCGCAGCCCGTTCCAGGTGTACGGCCGCAGGTCATTCCAGGTTTTCGGTTTTAGATTATCCCAAATTATGTACTTATAATCGAAGGTATACCACAGATGAGCGGGCTTAATATCTTCCAGTATTTCTATGAATGCCTGCATATTGCGTGGGATGCCGTATATCCCCACGAAACGAACAATAAAATGGTAATTGGGATTATCCTCGATTACTTCCACCTCGCCACCGGAAAAGGCCTCTGCGACGCTCTTAATCATTTTCTTTGTGGTGGTTCCCTGGCCTCTGATTTTGGCAATTATGATTTCCCGACGCTGCTCATAGGATAAGGACATATTCGTGGCAATCCCGAACACTTCTTCCCAGCGGATGAGTCCCCAGGTTGCAGTTTTAACAAAACACTGGTCCACCAAGTCCTCCAGATTATGCCGGGCCAGCCCCACTTCGTATCCCTGCGCAGTATATAGCGCATCCATTTCAGCCTTTTCTGCCACAAAGGATGGCACATACTGTTTAAGGTCAGCATAATAATCCGTCTGCCCGCTGTCCGGAGTGGAATCCCTGGCGTACTGTATCAAGCCATATTGATTTTTACCGTACATAATCAGCTTCCTTTCAGGTCGTTCCAAGTCATAGCACCTTTTTTAAGATAGGTCCCATCATGGTTGTGATTTTTGGCAGCTGCATCCGTAATGCCGTAGCCGGAAAGCGTGGTGGGATTGGTGCCCCCGGTAACATGGCCCTGAGCATTTACGGTTACGCTTTTATAGGTTCCAGCCGTTACTCCGCTGTTTGGATGGGAGTATTTTGTATCCGTAAATACTCGAATCACCCAACTGCTCCACGTACCGCTCGTGCAAAAACGCACATACTCATTCCCCGGGTTTGCCGCGTTCCTGAAGGTCTGCATGGTGATATAATCCGTGGCAGATGCCCAGCGTATCAGCTCCACATCGAGAAGGAATGGCTGCCCCGTTACAGGAATATTGGTGATATTGGCGGCGCCACCGCTGGTCTTTTCGATGTATCGCATGATACAAGGGGCGCCTGTAGAAAGATTTAAGGTATTGACATCCAGAGTCTGTCCAGTTATATTTACCCTCCGGTATCCCTTTGCGTAAAACTCTCCCGTAGCAGGATTCGCCAGGAAATTCGCTGATTTACGGGCCGTATTTGTTTCTGTGGAGTCATTGGCGTTTCCGGACAGCACCATCCTGTAGTCTGCGCTGCCGGCTGTGTTTGTCTGTGTCACCTTGGTGTCACTGTTACTATCGGTCCCCCACTCTGCGGTACCGTCGGCACTCCACTTTAACACCTGGCCGCTGGCACCGCCGGCAGGAATATGTTTGTTTCCAGCAGAAGTTGGATGTACATATTTGTTTGCGCCATCGGCAATTCCGTTAAGCTTATTTAAAAGAGCTGTAGTAAAATCATTTGTGGATAACCCCTTGCCAGTTACTTTGTCTACCTTTTCATTAAGGTGGGCAATAACCTTCCCATATAGATGTTTCGACCCATTTTGATCTAAATATGACATTGCCTCACCTCCTTAGGAGTCTAATATGGCATCTATCTCATCGTTTGTCATAGGCACCAGAGCATCCAGTTTTTTCTTGTCTGCAGCGCTCATTAGCCCGTTTGCAGACTGGGTAGCTACCCCATAAGTAGTATTTGCAGGTGATGCCCAGGTACCATCCGCACGCAGAAATTTTGCTTGCGCACCTGATACTGGTGCTGGCACAAGACCTGCTCCGCCGGCTGCTGATGCCGTTGCTCCCTTAAACGCACCGTAGGTCGTATCCGTAAACTTGGCACCGGCCGGAACATCAACTGCCACAGTATGGCCGCCAACTGTTGCAGCGTTACCGCCGTTGGCCGGCATTGACGTGGGTTTATTTTTGATATAGGCATCTGATGCCGTATCTGTAACTCCCCAGTCACTCTGTACATTTTGCTCTGCATTTGCTGGAGCATGGGCCACCTGGCTGTGATTATACGCAATCTTCCCGCGGTCTCCCCGGTATGCAGTACTGGCTGTCTCTCCTAGCGCAAGTGTCTCTGATATCACTACGTAGGCGGTTCCTGACCATCTGTAAGTTTTTTCAGATTCCAGCTCAATATAGATTTTTTCACTTTCCGGAACTATCTCAGTTGTATGCGCCGATTCCTTGTAAAATTTCCCGCCGCTCAAATATCCGTCAATGACATCATCCACGTAAGAAGGCAGCTGTGCGGCCGGTACCTTACCTCCGCTGTCCAGTTCCGCCACACCGCCTGCAGCCCCTTTCTGGGACGCTGGAATCGCAGATACGTCCCCAGCAGAAAGTGTAATATCTGCTGCCAACGCTTTCCCGTTAATTTTTCTTCCTGTCGATACCTTCCCATTCAGCAATTCTTTAACTTTTGCCCATAGGCGCGCGACGCCTCCATCATCTAAATATGCCATACTTATTCCTCCATCCTTATTCGTTGATAATTTTGTCTATCTCTTCGACGGTCATCGGCCTATATTGATTCTCCGGCGGCTCCGGTTCGATACTATCCAGAGCATCAATCTCTGCCTCTGTTATGATATCTGATATGAAGGCCTGCAGGTCCTCTGACACCTGTTTCTCCGCCCCGGTTGCCCGCGTCACCTCCGCAGCCAGATTATCCGACAACACTTTTTCTGCGCCGGCGGCCCTTAGTGCTTCTGCGGCGATTGCATCGGCATTTCCTTTCTCAGCGGACTCGGCCCTTGCTGTCTCAGCATCTAATTGCAGAGATAATGCATTCTCAGCTGTCTGTGCCCGGCTTGTCTCAGCATCTATCCTTCCATCCAAACGCCGCTCCTCTGCAGCGGCCCTTGCAGCTTCTTCCTGTAGGTTTCTGGTCAGCTCTGCCTCTGCGGATGTAGCCCTGGCCTCCTCCGCATTGACTTTGTTTTGTGTCCCTACGATAGCATCCTGCACACGGTTAATGTCGTCGGCCTCCACGGTGTCTCCTACCGTTTCATAGGTGATGTACACTACCGGAGCATCCGTCTGGATCCTGATTGTCCGCTTCCACGGCGCCATACTGGGAGCGGACAGGGCATAGGACTGTATCTGCTCTCCGGTCAAGGTTGGACCGGTATACACTGATAATGTGTTGTCCACGATGTTATCATGCTGCAATTCGTCATCATAGATACCGCTGGAAGGCATATGGATTTCTTCCTCAATGACATAGGCGTTTCCGTCTACTTTATTAAGTTTATTGTGAAATACGGAAAGTTCCATCATCCCATCACCTCCAGCGTCACGGTCCCGATGACGGCTATCTGCTCATCTGTCAGCTTGATATTGTGTGAAAAACCATTAAGGGTAAGCTCAGCATAATCCTCTACTCCGACGGTTTCCAGAAGAATGTTCCCTACTCGGGCATAGCCAACGTATGAAATGTCAAAAGCGTTATCCTTTAGAAAGGCATTGAACGCCTCCCTGAATGATGTCTGTACTGTTCCCAGATTGAGACCGTTTTTAAGCTTAACCTTTGCCATAACGTTAACCGGCAATTCTTCCGCCGACGCTACTGTAATCGTGCCGCCGATGGGCCGCACCTCCTCAATGTACTCCCAGACTTCTTTCAAGAGGGCCGGCGTGGCTGCCGTCTTATTTTCATCGGCGATTACCACCTTGACTGTCCCGGGGCCATATGCAAGTGGGAAAATCTTGGCCGCTCCAACACCCTTGCAGGCCATAGCCCAGTTATAATAAGCATATTTGTTTCCGCTGGTGGATGGTTTCCTAAGTATGGTATGATACCGTTTCCGGAAAGCTTCTGTTTCCTCTTCGTTGTTTCCCGGAGTAACCAATTCTGTCAATTCTGCAGTTTCTAATCCAGCTACATAATTAATGGGTATCAGTTTTCCTTGGCATCCATTCCCAATACTTCCTGCGGTCTCGCAGGTAAGTTCATACACCCCTTCTTCCACTTTTCCTGTAACAACCAAGTTCATGGTATCGCAGTTAAAACGGATTCCATTTTCCAATTCCAGATTTTTAGGTGTAATTGATGCCTTCCAAACTGCCGCTGTAGCCGGATGTGGAACCACATCACGCTCATCTGCCCTTTTTACAAGGTATTTCCTGGATGCCCTATCTGTAAAGACTTCCCGCAGGAAAGTATCCAGGTCTATGTACAACAACTGGTGTTCTATGGCGGTCGGGGCCAAAGCGTCATGAATTATGGAGCCTTCCCGCTTATCCATATTATCAGGAACCCGATCCATCATCCGCTTAAGAATGACTTCTTCGGTTATATTTTCATACATCAAATGCTCACCGCCTTTTCTGTTACGACGTCTCCATAGATGGTATGGACCGTGAAAGAAGCTATTACTTTCCCGCGCTGTGACGTATCAAAAGAGAAGTCCGTGACCTCCTTAATCCTCTTATCCCATGTCAACGCTTCCGTAATTCGCCGTTCAAGCTCCGGACACACATAGGTAACCGGCATTCCGAAGAGGTCCTGAAACTCACTTCCATAATTCCAGCTGTACACCAGATACTGATACCGCTCCGTATTTAGGATTTTGAAGATGGCCTGCTTCATGGCCTCCAAACCCTCCACGTTCCCGATAACTCGTTCGTTCTCAAGATCCATCTGATAGGTCTTTGTTGGCTGCTGTGTAATTTTTATATTGTCATCCCGGAGAATAATGTTACTTTTCGGAATCATCCAATCCGCTCCAAAACCACATACCGCTGGCCGCCCTGTTGACGGAGCAGTATTACTTCATCCCCAGCAGCCAACTGATTATGGATGGTAATTCCTGTTTTTTCTCCTGCCTGTTCCCGGTTCGAGGTATCTGTTTCATAATCAGTAACATTCCGGGTTGTTACAATCTGCTTTTCGGTGATGGGCAGTTTCTGGTCCACCAAAATATTTAGCGGGGCTACATTCGTCACCTTGCCAAAGCATATGGCAACAGGCTTACTGGCCTCCACAGCTTCAGCAGCCGCCCGTTTAATGGCCTTTATCAAATCTTTGGAGTCACGCATCAAAACCGCCTCCTCTCAGCGTTAAATCCATCCAGTGCTCACTCTCATTAAAAGTATGCTTACACTTTTCAACCAGCATCAGATTATCCACTTTCGTATCCGCCAGCTGAAGGCTGGTTATCAACATGCAGCCGGCTCGGATATTCACGTCCCCGAAGGCATTGGATATTGATAAGTTCCTTGTTTCCTTATTGTAAAGGGACAGCAAAGCTTCCGCCTTCGCTGCCCCATTCTCCCCTTCTTTGAGCGTGTCATAATACTGCAAGACACCCCATTTATTTATATTCCCGGTATGCTTTGTAACATAGGCCTCTCGCTTCCCTGTCTTATCGTTATCGTAGACAAGTTTTACCTGATTATAGGTGTTGGCGTCTATGCCGCAGGTATAACTGTAATCCTCTGCGCTGGTATCATCGATGAGAAGGTTGTATGCCATCCCAGATATATTTCGCAGCGCCAATTTTCCGAAGTCATCGTACAGGACATACATCTGCTTTGCGTTGGTCAGCGTTAAGTCCAAAGCATTCTGTATGATATCGAACAAGGTTTCCCCGTCCTCAATCCTGGACTCAATCTTGTACCCGGTATCCTCTATATTACCGGCCCGCAGGTTGAAGTCAGCGCATATCATCTGCAGGAGTTCCCCCGCGGTCTTATTGGTATAGACATAGGTTTCCTTGTTCTTAAAATACCGCAGCTGGTCGTATGCCTTAATATCGATTGTGCCATTCTTTTTGGGTTTGTATTGGAAAACAAACCCAAAGAACATTGGCGTACTGTCTACCCATAGCTGGATGCTGTCTCCATTCCGAAACTGAAGCACACTGTCATTGATGACGGTACAGTTCAATTCTCCCGGGCTGCCATAACGGTCCGTCTGCCATGTCATGCCGTCCAGTACCGCAGGATAGTATAAGGCACCCTCATGCTCAATTATCAGCTCTATGGTCACTGTGTCACCTCCTAAGGCATGGTCAGTACCTGGCCGGGATATATCAGGTTTGGATTACTTATTTTATCCTTATTTAATTCGTAAATCTTTGAGTAGTCGGAGCCATTGTCATAAAATTGCTTCGCTATCTTCCAGAGGCAGTCCCCTTTTTTGACCGTATAGGTGCTGTCGGCCTGCGGGGCATTGTCAGTTTCCCGGCTTTCCGACAATACCGCTGTGCCATCTTTGGCAATTGTGCAGGTCTTAGTCCCGTAATCCTTATACTGCTTAAGCTTTATGGACACCTTGACGTCCGGGCCTTCTTTTGCAGCATCTTCCTTGATTGTGTAATCTTCCAGGGATACTTTCAGGTTGGACGAAAAGAGGCCTTTACCAGAAGGAAGGCTCCGGGAAACGATAAACTGGATTCCCTTCTGGCTGGCCTTAAGCTGCTCTAAGACGCTGAGGTAATACCCCGCTGTCTGGGCCCCGCCATTGGAAAAAGGATAACTCACGTTCGGCAGCAAGGCATCAAATGCTACCTCCGTCAGGCCGGGCTGTTTCAGCAGATTGATTTCTCCCTCGTTGATAAGGGTCATAGTTTTGTTATTCCCGTTTATTTTTACCTGCAGTGCCCCCGGCGTTACAGGGAGCATCACGCTCCCCAGATAAAATACATAGGCCATTACTCATGCACCCCTTCCGCCGCCTGTTCCATCGCAGTATCAACCTCTGTTACCAGATAGTCCACAATGCCATCCAGATCCATATTGGAGCTTACGTTATTATGGTTTACCATTTCCACTTGTATTTTGGCGGTTGTAAAGCGGTTGATAACGTCACGCTCCGCCAAGTCATGCAGGTATTTTAACTCCTCATCGGAAATATCTACGGTATCCTTGGTGTTTTTCGCTATATCTTCTACGCCACCCGGAATGTCATTGAATTGCCCATAATTGATTCCAAAACCATCCATTCCCCGGCCAAAGAAACCTCCAATTTTATCCTCTAAACCTTCGCCAAAATTGTAACCCGACTCAAATGCTTTATCAGTGTCTATTCCTTGGTATTGATAATCTTCGGCGTCAAGTTTTTCCATTACCACTGTTTGTTCGCCAATCATATCACTTACTTTGTCGCTTACCATATCACGGAATCCGGCTACAGCTCCCGACATATCAGTCCCGAGCACGGTATCTATTGCCTTTGCCGCCGCTTGAACTACCCCAAGGATAAAGTCAAACAGTCCAGCAAATAAGTTAACAATTGCCCCTACGGGATCGTTAAACACATTTGCGAAAAAGTTTGCAAACACAGCGATTAAATTATAGAGTTCAACTCCGCAACCAATTACGAAATTCAGAATACCAATAAACAGATTAGTGATATCTGCGCCTGCCCGGAATAAACACCCCATTATAAATCCGGTCGCGCTGTATGTAGAACCGGTAACCTTATTTATCGCGGCTATTATTGCGTAAATAGCTGCAATTATTGCTATAATCGCCACTATAATCCAGGTGATGGGGCAAGCAAGAAGAGCCGCGTTAAAACTCGTTTGTGCTGCAGTAGCTTTAAAAGTTTCACCAGTCTGCAACATTAGCGCTGCTGCCCGTACAGCCTCTGATATCGCGGTTGCTGCATTAATCCCTTTATAAACGCCAAGCGCCACCGCGTATATTCCTATCGCACCTGCCACCCCTAATATAATTGGCTCCAATACACTCCAATTTTGAGCCATCCAGTTTATCGTTTCCAAAATAGGCTGAGAAGCGTATAATAATTCATTCATTGCTCCCACCCATACCTGTTGCCACGTCATCGGCATATTTGTAAACTGATTATCAATATCCTCTGCGGCGGAAAGCATTGCGCTTTTCACTACAGATGCCGTAATCTTTCCTTCTGACGCCATTTCACGAATAGCGCCAATATCCACATCCAGATAATCAGCAATGGTCTGTATTATGTTTGGGGCCGCCTCAAATACGGCATTTAACTCTTCACCACGCAGCACTCCTGAGCCAAGAGCCTGAGTAAGCTGCAGCGAAGCTGAATTCATTTCTTCCTGTGACGCCCCTGCTATAACAAAAGCTTTATTTAACGTCTCAGCAAAAGCAATTGTTTCCTCGTTCGATGACCACACATCACCTGCTCTTAACGCCAACTTAGCTACAACATCAGCGGTATCCATATAAGATGCACGAGAGTTTTGCGCTGAGGTAAATATCTTATCCTGCAAGTTCGCTGTATCCTGTAATCCGTCATTAATCATATTTAAACGTGCGGCGGTCTGCGTATATTCGTCGGAAAGATTAATCAACTTCCCCAAAGACTGGATTCCGATGTAGGCGGATACCATACCAGTAATTTTATCTGCCATAGAATCTACTGCCACGGTCCCCTTCTGGACAGTGTGGTTGAATTCCTGCTGAGCTTGCGCATTCTGGTGAATCGCATCGTATGTCTCGTGCATTTCCGTATTTACCAAATCTATAGCACGTCTTGTGCTGTCAATACTCTCGCTGTCAAATCCTTGGGATGTAGCTATGTCAACACTTGCCATAGTGTCGATCATCATATCCATGGCACTGATTATTGAGAAGATAGGCCCCGACATCCTATCAGCCACATTAAGGGTTGTTGAAATCCCTGCCATAAACCTACCTCCTCTTTTTTCCGTTCTTTCTTAACTTTTTTTTCTCTCTATCATCGTTTTTTTGTTTTTTCTGAATAGCAGCAATTACAAAAGCTTTTTCGTAATCATCCATAGCTGCATAAACCGAGGGTCTTATATGGAATTGATGGAGACAGTAATATGCATAAGATGCATCACTATCACCGTCTCCATCAATTAGTTTTTTGCTTCATTAACTTTATCTTCCATATTTGAAAAACCGTTGAACTTTTGTACAAATGCGGTAAAATCACCATACTCACCTGGGTCGTCAACCATTTCCTTCAGCAATTCTTCAGGAGTCATTGCCCCATAAGAATCCTGTAAGTCTTTATCATGAAGATTCGGCTCCACCACAGAAGCAGCTAAGAGCTTTGCGATATATTTGGATGATTGTAATTTAGGCCTATACATTCCTGGTTTTCCAGGTATTTGAACATCAATCATACATTCGTCGCGCAATGCATCATTTTCGGATGTGGAAACGGGACGAATAGTCCACGGCAATGGCTTCCCTTCTTCATCTGTTAAGGACTTTGTGACACAATATACAGTATTTCCTTTTACTTTTTTATTTTTCTTTAAAAATCTTGTTAAATCTGACATCTTTGTTCTCCTTTTTCTCCTTTTTCTCCATAATAAAAGCACCCAGAGGAATCCAGGTGCTTTTATTATTATTTTAGTTTAAATATTATAGTTTATCGGTTGCTGGTTCATGCTTAATCTTTCCTGAAGTTGCCTTATCTTTGAAGTTTCTGAAGCTGGTGCCCAAAAATCTAAATGTTTTGCATCCCCCTCTTTGCTAATGTAATTTATTACATAATAGTGTTTGGGAGTAGCCTTACTTTTAGTTGTGGTAATATTTACGCCTTTATATTTAGTCATATACTGATTTTCATAAATAAATATATCAATACTTGTAATACGTTTTTTCTCTAAATTTACTTCAATATGAGGATTAATCTTGGTAATTTGCAAGCTATCTTCCGATAACACTATATCGCAGCCCTCATTACATACAAAACCAGGTAAATCACCTTCATAAAATTGAACCCTTATTCCTTCCGGAACTTTATTTTTCTTTCCAAACAGCCCCATGAATTCCACCCCTTTACTTTTTTCTTATTGTACCATTTCAAGTGGTGGAATTCCATATTTATTTACAGCATTCCGTTCAGAAGAGAAAACTTTTCAGGCATTTTGAAATCTTCAAAAGTGAAATCCATGTCTTCATCCAGGTATTCTCCATCTGCATCAAACTTTGCCAAGGTGCCACCATCAATATTGCACCCCATGAACACCACCGTCTGCCGTCCGGCCTTGGATGTCGGATCCTCATTTGTCACCTGGATTTCAAAATACGTATCCTCTCCGGTATCCTTATACTGCTGCATTAACTCCCTAAAGATGCTGGTGTTGTAATGGAAGGTCGCAGAGCCGCTTCCCTTCCATCCCGTACTTTTGTTTCCGCTTCCGGTCTTTCCCAGGATGGGAATTTCTGTCTTCGTCTTTTCAAAGCTTGCTTCCAGATTGATGGCCTGCATAAAGTTATACCGGTTATTCCCGATAGTTACATAGCACTCCGCCATCTTGGCAGACAGGGAATCGGAAGCATTCATTTTTATATTGTTCAGCATAATTTACCTCCTATGCAACTTTGACAGCCATGTACAGCTGGGTCATTGCGTTTACAACAGTGACTGCATCCCCAACCACAACTGACTTCTTGCTCTCTCCCTGGTCCACCGTGATATCATCTTCCGAAAAACCCTCAATGGCGCGGATTTTGGCAAGTTCCTCATGATGCTTGACAATATCAGCCCAGAGGCTGATACGGCCGCTTGCATCATTAGGGATAACTCCCAGATACTTGGTTGTGAAGAGGGTTGCGATATCATTGGCTATCTGGTCAATTACACGGATTGTCTGATTGTCCTGGAATATCTCTCCCTTGTCCTCAGTCAGAGTCACCAGTGAGTTTGTGTCGTTCAGCACACGGATGACCTGACCGACTTTGTGGAAGGAAAACTCGCCTGCCCTGATCGCCGCTTCCAGCTGGGCCTGAGTGAAATCTATCACCGGTTCATACTCACCGTCGTACACGCGGTTGAGCACTGACCGGTTGACGGCGCAGGCAGCTTCAACTCCCGTCGTCCAATAGACAAGAGAGGACTTCGGCGCCCCTTCGTCCGCCACTTCATTCTTCACGTTGATCACGCCCTCATAGTCTGCCGCCTTGCCCTGCAGCACAAGCTGGAATTTTGCTCCGACTTCATCCCGCATCCTCTTCGTAAAATTGATGTACAGGGACTTTATCTTATCATCATCCGTTACCACACCCAGGATGTTAAAGGGATATCCCTCTACCTTATCCAGGAAGGCCTGATGTGCTGCTCCGTCAACGGTGCTATTGGTGCCGCCCTTCAAGCCTTCCCCCGCTGTCGCCGCCAGTGTTGCATCCTTTTTCCAGACAACATAATCATTATCCACCAGCTCTGCTGCTGTAGCCACTGTCTGCGTCTCCAGACGGGAATTATCCAGATACAACGATACATCATACTTGGCGCTGTCATCCACATTTTCCTGGATGATAACCCTCAGGTCATTTCCGCGGGTCCCCGGGTATTTTGCCACGGCGAACGTGCCTGAAGCCTTTTCCCCGCCGCCATTAAGCCGATAGGCATATAATGTCTGCGCATTCAGAAACAGGTCTCTTAAGCCCTTCAGCGCATCGTGGGTATACTCATAACCGAATATCTTTCTGGAATCCTTCTGGAATTCCTCATTTGTCACCGTATACACGGCGCCGGCCGGCCCCCAGTTAAGTTCCAACGGCATAGCAGCATATCCGCGGTCTGACAATGTTGCCGTCGCCCTGGCAGCCGACACAAAGTTTATGTAACATCCCGGCAGGACTTTATTCTGCACGAGGAATGTACCTCCTCCTAATGCCATATCAATTCACCTTTCCTTTCATAAAATCACTTATCACCATCTGTACCTGTGCTTCTGTATAGGACTTCCCATCTTCCAGAAGCACTCCCAGAAGGTCACGCCTGGCGGCATATTTCTTGGATGCAAGCAGCTGCTCTTTTGTGTATACCACCTTAGTTAAGGTCTTTTTCACCGTTTACCTCCATTTCCAGGGAGTAATCTCCCATCTTCTCCGCATCGTCCGGCCGGATTAAGAACATATCATAATCCACCCTAAAATGCATTACATCCCCGTCCCATTCCGCGCGCATACCAGTACCACGCACCAGTTGTCCATCCACGGATATGTATTCAAGGCAGTCCGTTAAAACCATAAATACAGCATTGTTTTCTTCCGACTTGTCTGGCCCTTTGGGAAAGTAGTGGATACAGAAGGGAGTAGTTTGTTTGTACCGCCGTCCCATAAACTGCTCGGAAGAAAGATTGATACACTCAATCAAAAAGCAAGGCTCAGTCAGGCCCTGCTCCACCCTTTCTGTATATATTTCGTAGCCGTCTCCATATACCGAAGATATGGCCTGGACAATGCCGTCCACGATTTTATTTAGCATTTAAGCATCCCTCCAGCCATTTTTTCAGTTTCTTTTCCAGGATCCTCGGTGCTGCTGCTTGAATCTCTTTTTCTGATATGGTCATCATAAATTTACCGGGAACCCATCCCTGATGGTCCCTGGTGCGGTGCCCATATTCCACGTAGCTGGCATATTCAATAGGATTGATAACCTCTATCACATAAGTATCACCATAGTGGTGCACTTTCATGGTATCAGCATATTGTTTTGCATTGTGAGTTTTCAGTCCTTCGGAACCGCTGCCGGATTGCTGCGTAGTCCATCCGCGTTTAAGCGTCCCTGTGTCCTTCGGCGTTCTCCGGATAGCCAGGGCCAACAACCTGGCAGCCAGTTCTTTCGCGCAGGATTCCGCAAATGCCGATTCTTCGTTTTCCAGCTTTGACAGGTTATCGCACAGATTCTTGACTTGCCTATAGTCAAAGCCACCATTACGGCCCATCAGGCGTACTCCTTAAAGGCTTCCAGATTGATTTCCTGATGAGTGGAGAACACCGCCGGAATACCGCTCCTTGCGTAATCCGCAGTTACCCCGTTCTGGGTGACTGTAATCTTTGAGCCTGGCTTTATTTCTACTTCCGGGGCTATCACCAGGACCGTTCCCTGATTAATAGCCGTAGCCGGTTCAGGAGCGGAAGCGGAGGATACCGTCTTATATATCATGAGACATGGCTGCTCTTCCAACACCACTACTTCCTCAAACCCCGTGCTTCCGTTCGGTTTTTTCACTTTTCGGCGCTCAGTTACCGTGCATCGGCCGGCATATGTTTGCTCTATGACCGCTCTGTGCATGTTCTGAGCCTGCCTGATGGCATCCATAATCATCGTTACCACCTCAGTTTCCGATACCGGTTAAGCTGCCCTTTATAATCCGCCAGGACGCCGCCCTGAAGGGCATCAGCCGCACTGGCAAAACTGGTGGAGGTATTGCCCTCTGTAATGGAGGATACTTTCACAGGCGCTTCCGCGGCTCCGGGCCTGCCATATCGGTATAAATCAACTGCCATCCGGTATGCTGTATTAATCAGGCCGGATGGCAGCTCGTTTATATTGCAATAATTTATTATGGTTTCCCTGACGTCGTCCAGGATAAACTGCAGGGAGACATCCTGGGAAGTATCAGCTTCCGGAACCCCCAGCAGGGCTTTTAACTTCCCAAGTTCCATGTGTGCCTCCTTAAGCGATAGTCGATACAAACACCTGATCCGCATAAGGGAAGGAAGGAAGGGACGTTGCTACGGCTTTAATCCACTTCGCAACCGGATCCTCCGTATTGTACTGACACACGATGATATTTCCTACCGCAGAAACATCCACACTGGGATTTTTGCGCAGTTCCAGTTCTTCTGCGGTTACACCATAAAACGTGTCACCCATTTTACCATCCGGCATCATAATAAAAGCATCCTCCGGCAGAAAACGCTTTGCAGAATAGGCACCCTTAGCGTCCTGCACTCTGTACTTTTTGTCATAAATGGCAATCTGAGGAAGCTTCTGCTGTGCCAAAAAAGCGTTGAGTTCGGACACAGTCAGCATCTTCGCGCTGTTAACACCATAGATTGCCGAGCGGATTCTTTCGTCTCTCAAAATAGCATTAAGGACTTTCTTGGACGTCAGCGCTCTTGTCGGCGTAAATCCTGTATCCCCTACAATTTTATCCACCCAGGAATCCATATCCTCAAGAATTGTAGGTGTACCGCTGGTCCATGTCTTAGATGCTTTGTGCGCGGAAGGCATACCATAATCAATGGACGCCTTTACACCGTTTTCATTAATCTGGATTTTTCCAGTGGAAAGCGCTTCCATCCTCATTGCCTCCACTCTGGTGCGCACAGATGCTACAAGATTGTCAACATCATTAAAAATGCGCCTGATCATGTCAGCTTCTTCATTATCATTTCTGGGACTCTCCAGAGCAATCAAAGTTTTTTCCGGAATCTTAATCTTTCTCTTGATCAGCGCCATATCCTGCATAAAGCCTTCTACGCCTTCTCTGGATCCGATTTCTGCCTCCGTATCAAAAGCATGTACCTTTGCAGATACGGGCAGATTACTGGCCCCTTTGATGATATCAATCTCCAATGCTTCCGTTTTCCTCTCGGGGAAAAGAACCTCGCCCATATATGCTTCCTGGGTACGCTCCTTCGTATAGTCAATAAGTTCCCTGGGTGTCAGTAATTCTTCTACTCTCGGCATTTCTTAGCCCTCCTTAATCTGTAACTGGCCGTTCACAAAAAATTTGATATACGGCATTTTAGCAATGAGCTGCTGCACAGCTTCGACATTATATTCTCCCTGCAGGCGTTCGGTATTAACGGAACCGTCAATCATCAATGCCCCCGGCTGCGGCCCGTGTGTCACTTCAATTGTGTCAAACAGAATTCCCACGGGATCCGCCGAAAAAGTATATGTATATGCTTCTGCGGTACCACCACGTGTGACCTTAACAGCTTTGCCGTCGGCATCAAGCAGCGTCCCCGCCGATACAAACTTTTTTCCATATTCATCAGCTTTTACCCCTGTGTCAGAGACCGTGCAGCTGATATTCTGATAATGCTCACTTTTCAAAAATTCCGGCGTATTATCAAAGACCTTCTTTGCATAAAACATGTTTTATTCCTCTCTTTCTTTTTTATCCCCACGCATTTGCGTAAGGGTTATTTGCAGCTGTATCTGTTTTATTTAAGGATTCGGCTATAGCTTTGGCCAAGCTTCCTTCATCTGTCTGTCCTGCTTTCGGAATGTACCCTCCTTTTTTCCCGCCTGCGGATGCTGACTCTGCTGTTTTAAACAAGTGAGGAGCTGATTCCTTCAGCGGTTTGAGCGCATCATCAATTCCAACAGGACTGCCATCCTTGTCAAAGGTAAATTTCTCAAGGCCTCCCTGTTTATAGATAATATAATCAGTGTCCAGGACTCCGGCCGCTGAAAGTTTCTCCTTCAGGGCATATTCTTTTCTTGTATTGGCCGCCGCAGCTTCCAGCGAAGAAACTTTTTCCTTATATTCCTTAACCTGCTTCTGAAGCTCCTCATTATCTGCATTTCCTTTTTTCAGGGTATCAATTGTTGTGTTTGCCTCTTTCAGTTTCCCATTTACTTCGTCAAACCGTTCCTTCGGTACGAAGCTCTTCATGGTTTCATTCCAAGCATCCATTACAGCCTGTGCCTGTTCCTCTGTTAACCCCTGTGCCATTAAATCTTCTTTTTTCATTTTCTTTTACCTCCGATTCATCTTCACTTGTTATCCCGGTCGTGCCCGGTGATGTCTCCCTCTTTATCGCCTGGGATACCAAGAAGGCGAAAAAATAACACCCAGGAGAATCCTGCGTGTTATTATTACTTCAATAAATTCAATTGATTACTCATCCCAGTCAGAATCGTTATCTACAGGCTCATGGTTTTTCCATACAAATACGGTACCTTCCGGATAATCCTCAGCCGTCTTGCCCTCTGGTATGTCTTCAATATTAACCCTTTTCTCATGGTGCAAATTCATCTTTTCCATATTCCAAACCGTACCTTTCTGCAAACCGCTTATTTGTTTCATCCACTCTCTGATAAAAGCGTTCCACTTTTGTCAGCTTCCCCGTATTATATAAAGCCTGACATTCTTTTTTCACCTCGGAATCAATACTTTTATAAGCTTCTTTGAGTTTATCGGAACCGTCAATCTCCTTCGGCCACTTTGCTGGTGAGCGCATAAAATACACTCCTGATGCTGTCGTGGCTCTCACTTCTGCAGCACCGCTTTTCCGCAGCAAATCAATATCCTGAGAAGATAAAGAAGCTCCTGCCGGATGATTGTGAGAAACTACGCTTCCCTTTAATTTCCTGAACTCAGAAATTGTAAAAGTAACTTCCTTTTCAGTACCTCTCTTTTGGAACAAATATTTACCATCTGGTCCATACACAACAGCTGTCTCTTTTTCCCGAACTGATAGCGCCTCCTCATCCATTAAAAGCTCTTTTCTTGCTTCCTCTGACCATTTATCCGTTGTTTCATTCAGTTTACCACCAAATGCTTGACTTTTCCAGTCCTCATAATTAAGACGGCCATCCACGTATACGGTTTTTCCGGTTTCAGAATCCCTGGCAGCCCGTTCATTGAGTATCCCATACTCTTCCCAGTCATCGAAGAAAGGAACTGTACAGCATCGGCAGCGCGGATGGATGGGCGGCGCCGTGACCCCAACCTCATACTCAGACATTTTGAAATCCATCTGGTCCATACTGCCGCAGACATCACAGGTTTTACCATCAAGGGTGGCGTCAAACAGGTATCGTTCCACATTCAGTTCTCTGAAGCACTTATTCTGTGCGGCCGAAGATATGGCCGCAGATTCGGTCATAATGAGGTTCCCGGCCTGATTCCGGCTGACGTTCATCACCCTTGCCTGTCTGCTAATAGCTTTCTGAGGCGATTCTCCGCGGATGATACACTGAGACAGTTCTCTGTGCAGGTTATTTACCAGCTTTTCTTTATTGGTCCATATCCGGCCAGAAAAATTCTTTCCGTCCTGTGCCCAGGGCCTTTTTATGAGAGCATCAATCTTCCGGATATCTATCCGGGCCAGATTGCTTCCCACACCGGTTCCATTTGCTATTTCCCATGCAGTCCGGTAATACTGCTCAGCAAAAGACTGGTGGAGAAAGTCTGCCATGCCGCCTTCAAACTCGGTTGATAACAGCTCTGCATACTGCTGGGCCTGCATCTTCATGGCGGTCAAGTAATCAATGTGGTGCCGTGCGGATGCATTCTCCAGCTCTTTCATCCAACGCTGGTCAAGAGCATTCTCCTGACCGGCTTGTATATATCGTTCCACCGTCCAGCGGAACTCCTCAAGCTCCGATTCCCTCAGAAACCTTTTTGCAGACGCATAACTGATACCATTATTGTCTGCGAGTCGCTGATACCACCGTTCTATGTCCATTTGAAAGCTATTGGAGACCTGCCTGAACTGTTCCTGGACGTCCTTATAATATGCGGCGCTGCGCTGATACTGCTCTTCCTCCAGAACTTCCATGCGCTTTTTCCAGTATTCCTTACTCTTCGCCATTTACCTCACCGCCTTCGGGGTGCCCTTTTTTGAATGCTTCTAAATAAGGATCCATCTGCTCTGCTTTCTCTTCCTGTTCTTTCTTAATCTGTTTTTCTTCTTCCTCAGCATTTTCTACAAAAGGATGATTTTTAAGGATCGTCTTGTTGGACACAATACCAGCACTTTTTGCCGCGATATCTGCTAACTCTGCATCGCTCCTGATGGCCGAACGGGTCCATGTCTGAACAATCTGCTCGCAGCTCTCATTCAGGTATTCGCATATCACTCTTATCAGCTCGCCGAATCCCAATTTGAACTCCGTTTCCATGAGTCCTGCTTTCAGTTCCAGAAGAGAGTACAGATATTTAAGGGCCTCACCGGATGTATTCCCAAATTTCTGGGGATCCGGATCCACTCCCTGTCCCTGTTCAAAGATGGCTTTCCGCGTCAACTCAAGAAACTTTTCCCTGGCCTCCACCGGAATATTGATTGTAAGAGTCTCTATACCGCCTTTCCCGCCCGTACCATCATCGTCCACTTTAATGGCCTTGTACTTTTTCAAATCATGCAAAAACTCCTTTAAATCGGCCCCTCCGTAATTGGTGAGCACCATTATAATTTCTTGCACATCCTCCAGATCATTAAGAAAGCCACTGAATACCTTGTCATAGGCATCGATCAATGGTTTAACGTTTTTTAGGTCGTTTGTCCCTGTATTGTTGTTGCGGAATGGGACAAACGGTACCCGCCCCCATCCATGTGCATATATGTTGCCTTGCCCTGCATCATCCGGCAGCTGAAACGCATTGTATGGGCTAAGCCCAGCAATTGAAACGGTGTTACTTGTCCTATAGTAAGAATAGCATCGTTCTGTGTCCCAATATTCCCAGACAGTTATTTCTTTTCCTGTCTGGAAATCGATATCCTTGTATGTCCTAAGAACTGCAATGAGACTCCGCTCAAGGTCCGACGACTCTACGGGGATAATTTGCTCAGGGGGCACAATACCATATTTAAAATGTCCTTCTGCATCTTTCCAATAATGGATCCATGCCGTTTCTCCGTTGGATGCATTGATGCACAAGTCTTTGCAAGTTTTTGGATATTGGTCGCCCAGGATATCTGCAACCTGTTTATTTAAACCCTCGTTTTTTGTGTCAAACAGCGGCGGCGCTGTAAACATATACGCGGCCTTTTGATTTACCAGTAATCCATGGAAATTACGTGGAATGCGGTTATCTGCATTCCTCAAAGGTTCATTGTCTCTGCCACGCACTCCGGTTCGGAGGATGTCGTTCTCATTCCGGTAATAACGTTCTGCTTCTTGGCATCGTTTAATATGTTGCCGGTGCTGAACAGCCTTCTGTTTTATCAGATTTTTCACAACATCAATATTGGGCTTTTCGTCATTCATTCGCTGTCATCACCTCCTTACTTCATAACCTTCATGCCAGAACGCATCTTAATAATTGTCATACAAAAATAACGGAGGGCATCCAGTGCATGGTCATGTTCCTTTACCGGCTTATCTTCACCTCTGTCCGTCGCTTTTGCATCCCAAATGTAGGAAGCGAACTCTTTTATAAGGTTAACACACGATGAGTCAATAAAAATGGAACCCTGAAGCAACAAAGTGGCTACAAAACGGATTCCATCTAAGACATCATTTTTTGCTTTTTTTACCTTGTAGCCATCTTTTTCCAGCTGTGCTTTAAAACTGGCTGCTGCCGGATCCAAGATAACCGACTTTATTGAGATTCCGCACAACCAGGCTGTCAGGTCATCGGAGTACTCCTTATCCGTTTTCTGCTGTCCCCTGTCACGTCCGGAATAATAATACTCCTGCCTGCAATACCATTTCTTATCAGCTCCTTTATTCCATAGCAGAAAGGCTGTAGGGTTTTGCGTACCGTAATCACAACTCACATATCTTTCGTCTGTCCAGAATTCATCACCTGTTTTGTCTTTATATGCTGCAGCCAGTGCTTCCGAGTCCGTCACATGCTTATCCGGATCGAACATGTCATAGATAATGCCTTCCGCCATTGCCCACAGACCGAGTATGTAACGTTTGAAGAATACACCGCTGTAATTGCCCCTGTACCTGGCCTTAATCTTTTCGGACAGGCTCAAGTTATCGTCCATTGTGAAGTGGACATACAGCAGCTTCTTCAGACCGGATTCCTTGCCTGCCTTGGCCGCGGTCTCCTGAAGCTTCCTGGTTTTTTCCCTGCCAATGTATCCTATAGCCTTATCAATCCAATTGACTTTAAACCAATGGTATGGTCCATCTGGGTTGCAGTTAAACCAGTACTTGCTTCCATCCACGGAGCAGCGGCCTGTTGCCTGGTTCACGAAAGATTCCGGCATCAATGCAACTTCATCAAAAAAGACCCCTGCCAGAGTAATTCCCTGGATGAGGTCCTGCGAACGTTCATCTTTTCCGCCGAATATATAAAAGTAATTCTCTATGCCTTTTCGGGTGACTATTACCAAGTTATCCGCCCGGTGGTCTGTCACCTTATAGCCACGGCTCCGCAGCATCAGCTTAAGCCAGAACAGTACGTTACGGCGGAAGCTGCCGATGGTCTTGCCACACATGCCGAAGTTTTGTCCGCTGAATCGTGTCATTGCCCACAGCACATATGACAGTGACATACTTATTGTCTTGCCTGATCGGATTGCTCCATCGGCGATAATGCCATCATAATCCTTGACTGGCGAAGAATCACACCACCAGTTCAAAACCTTACGCTGCTTCTGGGAGAATGGCTTAAAATGGAATATCTGATTAACCTTCTTCATCCGCCCAGTCCTCCGCAGCTGTGCCATTCAGTGCTTCTAGGAATCCATCATCAGCGACTTCTTCCCCGCCACCATCCAGATTTGCCTTAAGTTCCGCAATCTGAATCTGCTTCTTGGTTTTTATCAGCTTTCTGATTTCCGCCGTGACTTCCAGTATTCCCTTCTCCCTCTCGGCCTCCGTAAGTTCACGCTTATGCGCCCCTCCAAACATATCAAAAGTAGTAATTTCATTTCGGGCAATCAACCGGGAAAGCTTCAAGCGCAGCAGCCGGATTTCCCCATCCAGTTCATCACTATCGGGAATTGCATTAAAAATGGCCCTTTCCTCCTCCGGAAGGGCCTCTAAATAGATTGTTTCATATGCTCCGTGTGTTACGGCGTTCTTATTGCCGGGAGGAGCGGCTCCGCCTCTGTTCCCCAGAGCATTCTGATTCCCAGGCTGTCCGCCTTTATGATTAGTAACGTTACTTTTCGTTTTTGGTAACGTTACCTTATCCCATTTATCCTGGTTTTTCCATTTCCGAACCTGCTCTTCTGATATTCCCAGCTCTTCGGCAATATCTTTGAGTTTTCTTTTTTTTCCGCTATCCTCCCACAGCTGGAAGGCTTTGTCCCGGTTCGGGCTTCTTGGCCTTGCCACACACCACCACCTCTCAATCGTGTTTGTTTTCCAAAAGAAAAGAGGCAGCAATGCGCCACCTCTCAAATAATTGTATTATTTTCTTTTTAATCGTTAACTATGAAGCGCATGCCTTCAACTCTTTCTTCTTTTCCATCTTTGACTATAAAGAAATCTGGTTTATTTTTGGCTTTTTCATCAAACACATCGCTCGCTACCTCTTTTGTATCATTATAAGTTAGACCATAATTATTTATTACTTTTGCTATTTGAGCATTTTCTGTTTCTAACTTACTGATTTTAACTTCATATTCCTCGATTTTACGCGCGGACACTCTTATTTTTTCCTCAGCCTTTTTGCAAAATAATGTTGAGAAGAAGCCGACGACTCCTCCTACATTACCAAATACTGCACAAATGCTAGTTATAGTAGCTTCATATGTAGTGAAAAAAATATTTATATCGTTTAATGACATAACCAACGCCTCCCCAGATACATTTTTTTATCATACAACATTTTCCGACAAAAAGAAACACCCTGCGTTACACAGGATGCTTCTTTCAAAAAAAAATGTATTGGGGTTATGGGGAGGTCAATGGCATCTGTCATTTAACCTGCTTACACCATAACACAGATGTAGTGTGTACTTCCATGTACTTTTATAAAATGAAGTGCTCTAAAGCCCTGGCATGTATTTTATGTATCCATTTCCAGCTATAGTGCATCTCTACACAGATATCCTCCCACTTCATCAGCTTGATATACCGATAAAAAAGGACATCTTTCTCATCCTCGTCCACAAGGCGCTCAATCTTATCAGATATTTCCTGGCACCTTTTAATCCGCAGGTATCTGGCCTTTTGGTATTTCCGCTCTTCTTCATCCAGCCTTGCGGCATAACCAGATAAATCAGAACCGCCTGAAGCATGCGGCATTCCATCAGCAATAACAGAAGGACATATCCGGTTAATCCGTATTTCCCGGATCCGCTCCTCGCTTCGCTTCATATCCCGGATTGCCCGCTCATAGCCCCTGAGATACCATTTTTTTTCGTCGTTTTCTTTCATCTGTTCTTCTGTCAATCCCATATCCTCCCTGTCTCCTTATCTCTAAGCGTAATTCTTCCTACCACCTCCATACCAGCCAGGCTGGCAATGAGGTGAAGAATATAGATTACCTGTTTTACCGCGCACGGGGGCTTGTCCGCCCGTCCAATAGCTGTCTCTGCTGTCACATCAGCATAACCTTCGCTGTTTTTAAACATTTTTACCTCCTATACTGCGGCCACATAGGACCGGAAAATATTTATGATATAATCATCACTTTTGTAAGTGTAATATTGATTAGCTGTATTCTGTTCAACGTGTCCGAGGTAATCTCCTGCCTTTTCGGAATCACCGCCGCGCTTAATTATATTGGTTGCGGTAGTCTTGCGAATAAGGTGAGGGTACACGTTGATATCCATTTTTGCCCGTGCTGCAATGCTTTTGACCGCATTGTATATTCCGGTACGTTTTAAAGCATTATGAGTCCCCCGGGCAATAAATAACGGCTCCCGGCTGCTCTGATTGATACCTCTTTCCTGAAGGTACTTAAGCAGATATTCTTTGGCCACTCTGTCAATGCAGACTAAACGGTATCTGTCCGTTTTATGGCCGAAAATTACGATTTTGCCGTCATACCAATCCACGTCACAGACTCGGACTGCCGGCACCTCGCCGTCACGCATAGCTGTGCATCTTAAAAACTCCAACAAAGCCCGATCTCTGGTACTATTACATCCGGTCTTAAGCTGCTCCCACTGTTCCGGCTCCAGATGCTCTATGGGCTTTCTCGTTTCCTTAAATCGATCGATATTTTCACACGGATTTTCCGTAATAAGTTTCGATTTTCTCATCCAGGTAAAGAATGCAGAAATAAATCGTTTGCAGTTGTTGACTGTTCGGCTGATATTTCCCTTCTTCCGATATTTCATGAGGAAATATTCAACATCGTTTTCTGTTACCTGCGTTAATGGCTTATGAACCATATCGATCAACAGGTTAATATGCCGCAAGTACTGCTCCGCAGTCCGATCTGACAGCTTCGGTGCCTTCTTGGTATTAAACAGCTCAATAATATAATCATTGGTCATATCCTGTGTTGCAAGCGCCGTCTGCTCCTCTACGACCTCTACTCCATACAAAGCTTGCGTTAAAACATCCTGCAGAATAGACATCATCTGTGCAGTAAGATGTACGCGCATTGCCATAAGCACATCGTTAATAACCTGCTCTTTCCTCGTCATCATATAAATGCCTCCCTTATCTTGCTTAAGAGGCCCCAGAATGGTATAATACTCTTAAGCTATCAAGCGGTGGGTGTCATCTTGGCGGGTGTCCCACTGCTATTTTCATGTTCTACTATTTCCATTTTCTGGAAATTCTTATTGACCTCGCGCGCATGAGGTGATACAATAAATTTGCAATTCGAACATGAGTTCTGTATCTGATAAGGGTGGCGGCCCTGGATACAGGACTCATTTTTTATAGTCCCGTACCCAAAAATCATTAATCCAGCATCTGGTCTTCGTACCGCATCCTGAGGCAGGCAGCCGAGACAGATATGTACCCTGCTGCGATAATGCAGCAGCCTATAATTACTATCGTTTTAATCATCCTTACGCTCCTTAATCCTTATCTCCACCGTGTTCCAGCGCTTCCCGCAGACCTTACACTGCCGGCGCCGAACCTCGTGCTTGAGGCTCGGCCGGAACCGGATATCAATAACTTTGCTGTTGGTGCTGCCGCACGAAGGACACTGTCCACCTTCTGCATACCTCATGTACCCTCACCATCCTTGCTGTGCAGCCTTTTCGCGTACTCAATAAGATATTCGTAGGCCGCAGAAGCTTCATCTGATAATTCAATCTCTAAATCCTCGGGAAAGTCGTTCAGTACCATTCTGACTTCCCTTACTGTTATTTTTTCCATACTTTCTATTTCCTCCTTGTTTTCTAATGCATATAGCTATGGTAATTATAGCATATTGCTCATATTGTTTTTCATGATGTCAGTTAAATTTCAGTTTAACTCAGCATTATGAATTTTTTCTTTAAGTGTTGTCTTCCACGAAAGCATAGCATTTACACTAACATTAACCAGCGTTTCTAAATTACTGTTCAGGCCAACTTCGTCAGCTATTCGTTCTCTGGCTTCTGGGGAAAGTAGGCAGAATTTCTGTAAATTCTTCACTTCATTATCAATATGTTCAATCTGTCTCATGGCATCTAATACTTTCACTTTATACCTCCTTTAAATCCTCATTTAGCAGAACAAACTATTCCATATCCGTCAGCGGGCACCACCTGGGCCTTGTCTTAAGCTGCAGCCGTGTTGTTGATTCTGCAGTCCCATACCCGATAAATGCAGTTTTCGGTAAACCACGATTATCTTTCAAATTCTGCGCTCCCGGATGTTCGCAGAAAAAATTCCCACGTCCATAACCGCTTCTGCCTATTCCTGCATATCTTGTATCTGCTCTACCATGCATTTTGCAATAGTAGCACTCACTGCATTTAGTTTTTTTACTTTCCAGCATAGTTTCCTCCTTTAATACCATACCGGTACAATCATCGGGATGGTAGCCCCTCAGTGAATGGTCAAGAACAAATGTGACATTTTTAATCGTTCATGGTATATTTTGGCAGCACGTCCGACTTCCAGATTGTATAAGTCCGTAACGCAGAACATTAGATTGTTTGAGGCCTTCATTCGCTTCTGACTTTCTATTGACGCATAGCCCTTGACTAGAATATCATGCAGCTCCTGACGGCTCATCCCCGTCACCTCACAAAGCTCGTTTACGCTTAACCCCATTTTTGTGGCATATTCTTTTACGGTCATCTTGGCGCCATCCTGAAGTATTTGCGGTTTATACGGCTCTGGTAATGGCATCCATGCAAGAACACCGCTTACTTTTCTGATAATACCGATTTGTGTCAACCACCATTCATTTTCAGGGCAGTAACTGGCTATCGAAAAGTTTCCACCTGCCGTGAAAATCAAGACTTTGTCCTTTGTTTCCGGAAGCTGTTCTTCTATCGGAATCCATCTTATATTCATTTATCTTTGCCTCCTATGTTTAAAATCCTTCATGCAAGAATTCCATAATCTCTTGCACGCAGTCTTCGCAATAATCTCTGCTCTTATCTTCTGCGTATGGCTGTGTTACAAGAATATCCCTACTCTCTGTATCAATAACCTGAGGATACATCATATAGCAGTTCGCAGATTGTATTTCACAGCCACAGCGGTCACATATTGTCTTCTGTATCTTCATGGCTTCTCCTTTCTCAGCAAATTCCATGCTGCCATACTCTATCCCTGCAAGCCGCATGGAAGAAAAACTCCGATCCTCGTTTTGTCTTTACGTATTCGACTTCGCTTAAATCGTCTGTTGACTTTATTTTTTCCCCGCATCCCTGGCAGTTGACTTCACGAATGGGCCTTTTTCTTCCATCAATGTTGCCCGTTGGCCGGCCTATCGCCCTTATCCTTGCGCTCTTATCTATCATCATCTTTGTTTTCCCTCCTTAACTGCTTTAATTCTAGCTTTTAGGCTCTCCATTACCCAGTTCTGTACATCCTCCTTTCGATTCAAGGCCTGCATAACATCCTCATCACGGGTTCCGCTGCATACCAGATGGTGGATAATAACCTTTTCTGTCTGGCCCTGCCGGTGCAGCCGCTTGTTTGCCTGGGTGTATAACTCATAATTCCAGGTAAGCCCGAACCATACAACGTGATTCCCGCCCTGCTGCAGGTTAAGCCCGTAGGCGCTGCTGGCCGGATGCGTCAGCAGGATGTCTATCTGCCTTACATTCCAATCATCCTCGTCCTTCGTAGTTTTCAGCTCCCGGATACGCAGTCCGGAACCTGCAAGGGCCTTCAGGATGCGTTCCCGGTCATGCTGGAAATTGTAGAACACCAGAACTGGCTTTCCCCGCAATGATTCCAGAAGCTCCAGGAAGGCCTCAATCTTGCATCCATGGACTTCGTGAACCGCATGATCCTCGTCATACACAGCGCCGTTTGCCAACTGCAGAAGCTTATTACTCAGGGCGGCGGCACTGGTCACGCTGATATTTTCCTCATCCTCCGGAAGCTCCAGGACCATCCTCATTTCCAGGTCGTTATAGGCTTTCTGAGATTTTGGATCCAGAACCACCGGTATTTCATGGTAGGTGACATCCGGCAGTTGCAGGTAGTCCTCTGCCTTCATGCTGATACAAATGTCTGATATTCTGTCAAGGATACCCTGCTCGCTCCCTGGTTTGGCCGCGTAGCTGTACACCATGCCGTCAGCCCCTCGCTTGTCCGGCTGGAAATACCGTTCCCGGAAGCCAGTATACTTCGCTCCCAGCCGCTGTCCCCCATCCAGAAGGAACACCTGCGCCCATAAATCCTCCAGCCCATTCGGGGATGGTGTACCGGTCAGCTCCACCATGCGCTCAATCCGGCTGCCAACACTTGCCAAGGCTTTAAATCGTTTTGCAGAATGGTTTTTGAAAGAAGATGACTCATCCACAACCACCATGTCGAAGGGCCAGCTGTTCCGGTAGTAGTCTACCAGCCAGACGATGTTTTCCCGGTTGACAATATATAAGTCCGCCGGCGTATTCAGCGCACGGATGCGCTTTGCTTGGCTTCCCAGAACCTGGGACACCCGGAAGAACTTCGTGTGATCCCATTTATCCTTTTCCTTTGTCCAGGTTCCCTCTGCCACTTTTTTTGGGGCAATAATCAGGACTTTCCGGACAAGGAACCGATTATATTTCAGTTCACGGATTGCGGTCAGAGTAGTTACCGTTTTCCCGAGTCCCATATCAAGATATAGGCCCAGCTTCTTAATCTCCAAAATTTTATTAATGCAATGCTGCTGGTACTCATGCGGCTTAAATATCATGTGGCATCACCTCACTTTCTTTCATGAATTCCTTTACCTCCTGCAGGCCCCACAGCACCCTGACATCCTGCCCAAGTCTTTTTAGCCGGTCTATCTGTACCTCCTGAAGGGCGCTCAGCTTTCCTGTTTCTGTTTTCAGTTCCACAAACACTGGCGGCCGGCCGGGAAGAAAGACTATCCTATCGGGCACCCCATCGTTACCGGGGCTTACCCATTTATAGGCCCAGCCGCCCAGTTTCCTTACCTCGTTTACGAGGATTTTTTCTATATCCTTTTCTCTCATCTTGTACCTCTGCTAAACCCACATATCCTCAGGGGAATTTGCGGATCCCCATTTCCAGTATTTTATTCCGTGAATTTCTTCTACCTCTATCCCAAGTTCTCTCCTTGCCCGATCAATCTCCTTTTCGGATTCATTGCTGCATAAGGCAGTGCCAAGAACTTCATATTCCGGATACCATGCACTGCGTAAATCAAACACCTCGCAGAATGCGCGGGCTATATTATTTTTTAAACCCTCCATCATTACCCTCCTGTCTTATTTTTGCTGTGCCCAAATTATGCCAAGCTCCTATATACGCGTATATAGGCGTATCAGGCGCGTTAGGCGTATTACGCGTATTACCTATAATACCTATAATTACTCTCTCTTAGAAAGAATGGGTACATAGGGTACTTATGCCCTTAACCCCTGTGTTTATCAAGTTTTCTGCGTACCGTTTCCCGTACCATTTCAATATTTTTGTTTGGTACACGGGTACAATTTGCATGTACCCACCCGTACCCTCACCCAAAAGCAATTTATTCGCTATGTGGTACACCTTTCGAATCCCCTGCGCGGCCCATAAGGGCCGTACCGCCGTTTGTCTTTATTACGTTTCCACCCTTTAAGTCCTGACATAATACTGTTGATTTCAAAACTATCCATCCTTTTAATGTACTTAGGATCGCTGTTAAAACACTCGGCCCATATTTCTAAAGCGCATACCTTTTCACGAGGAACCAGTTCCGTACTCCTGTCATACTGCAGAGACCCCTGCCAAAATTGCCTGCGCTGGCATAAATCCATCTGATCCCAGTTAGGCAGGACAGGTTTTGCCAAGAAGTCTATAATCTGTCCCTCCTTTTCGGATGCCTCCCGATGATTCTCCTGCTGTGTTTCGGCCAGGGCCTCAATCTCCTTCGGAAGATATAGTTCTTCTCCCAGCATCCAGTAGACATAGGCCTCCGCCCAAATCTGATCCACTTCCTGCGGCAGATCCTTCCATACAGATTTCTTTGCCGGGTGTTCCCCGACGTCCACCGGCCAGAACCGCCGGTTTCCAGTTGCGTCCTTCAGGAATTCACCTTCGTTACTGGTTCCGCAGAATACGCAGCGCCTGGGGTACCTGTCCGTCCTGCGGCCGTAAGCAGCGCGGTAGATATCGTCCGTCTTGCTTAAAAATTGCTTGACGGCGTTCGTCTCCTGCTTGGTCATGGCCGTCAGCTCGCCGATTTCGTTTATCCAAGTGCCCTGTATCAGCTCTGCGGCCTCTTTGCCCTCAAATGTGGTCAATGAGTCCGAAAACCAGTCCTTTCCCAGGATTGCAAGGAATGTACTTTTCCCGATGCCCTGCGGCCCAGTAAAGATAGGCATGTAATCAAATTTAATACCGCCTACCACTGCCCGCCCTACGGCGGCGCAAAGGAACTTCCGGATCACCGCCTGCGTATAAGCATTGTCATCAGCCCCCAGGTAATCAGGAAGAAGGGTATTCACCCGGCGTACACCATCCCACTGCAGCCCCTGCAGGTACCGCTTGACATCGTTTATCTTATTCTGGTTGCTTACTATCAATAAGCCCATGTCCAGCTTCTCCCTTCCCGTAATCCCGTAAAATGTCTCCAGGTATCTATAAAAACTGGCGTCATCCGCATCCTTCCAGCGGCGTTTCTCTTCCCGGGAATCCCAAGGAAGGCTTCCCAGAGCCATCCCGCAGCTGGCGAACTCATCCACTACTATTTTCCCTTTCAGCAAGGGGTCATTTTCCAGTATTATCACTACATTATTAATAGTCTTTTCAAATCGGCCGTTCCCGTCCTTCGTCAGCCGGTTCAGCCAAGACAAATCCGGCTCCCCTTCCGTTTCCGGGATAGGCTCGGCGGATCCCCTGAAGGCCTCCTGCGCCTGTTCAAATCGTTCCCGGGATATCCGTTCAGATACTTCCTTATCTTCTGCCGCCAGCTTGCTCATGGCCACAAAAGAGGGCATCTTATTTACCGGAGTCCCGTCCTTCGCATCGTTGTCCCTGTCCCCATACATGTGCAGCCGCACCAAGTCAAATGCATTGACCAGCTGGCCGGAGCAGGGATCCGTTGCGTGGTGGGAATATAAAAACATATCGCCATCATACACAATAGCGCCGCCCACCGTGGAGCCACCGGTATAGGTGTATCTTCCCGGGATATCTGTTTCCTCATACATTCCCGGAATAAACTTATCCATGGCCTGGATAACATTGTAGGTGCGGCAGAAGGCGCCGATAATCCCCCTCTTTGCTGTAGGATCCTCCTGTTTCGCCAGGCGCCGCCGTTCAATAGCGTCCGTTCCCGGAACCTGCGGCCACTGCGCAACATCATGCCAGTCCCCGTACATTCCCAGGAGGCCATCAAGGCTGCAGAAGGGCTTATCATATACCTCAAATATGTACTGGCTGTCTGCACAGCAGCTGCCCCAGTACATCAGCCGATGAGCCTGGAACGTGGTCGGGTCACATAGTTCGATGCCGATTAATGAGGCCAGTTTGCGCGCTGCCGGCTCATATTCGTCCGCTGTAGCAGTCTTGTCCAGCGGAATGATTACCCGCAGGCGGGGCGCATATGGGGCATGTTTCCTGGTGCTGTATACTGCAGCGGCGCATCCCAAACCATCTACCCGGCGCAGAATGTCCTCCGTCTGGCCGGGCGGTATGTTATCCAGGTCCAGCGTAATCAGGTCCCGGCCTTTCACATAACAGGCCTTTCGCCTGTCTCCCGCAAGTTCCCCGCCTACAAATCCGCCGATGTCCTTCAACTCATCCTGCTGAGCCTTCGGAAGTGCAAGGTACTGTTCCAGGGTTTCTGCCCCTCTTATCGGAGTTTTCAGTTTTTCTGTAAATTCAGACCAGAGGATCACGCTCTTGGGCCATTGGGTCGCCTTCCGGCTCCCTGCTGTGCTGATACACAGCATCCTGTTGTTTTGCAAGCTATCCCCTCCTAATCCTTCATATAATAATTGCTTTCAAATCCGGCGCCCTTCAGAATAAGCCCCGGTGCCCAGGGAATCGGTTCCGCCATCAGGCCACAGATTTCCTCCACAGTGACTTCCATCGGGGCGTCAATGATCACCTCGTCGTGGACGTGGAATACTACCTGCAGGCCCCTGGCTTCTATCCGCCGCAGGGTTTCCGCCAGGCAGTCCCTGGCTATCGCCTGCACGATGTTTTCGGTCAGCTTCCCGCCATAAGTGGAATCGACATCCCATTTCCTGGTATTCTGACCCACTGTATAATAATGGACTGCGGGACGGTCGAACTTGTTTTCCTTCAGAAACGGTTTTGGATAAAACAGCTTTCTTCCTGCCGGCAGCCGGATGGTCAGGAAGGACTGCCCAAACAGCAGGTCTCCCTCCAGGGCAAATATAAGATCCTTGATTCCCTGCGGCTGCGCCGTCTGTACTGTCTGTACCGCTGCCCGGTCTATTGCATACCACAGGTCCACTATCCTGGGATTTGCCTGCCTCCATCGATTTTTGATATCCGGCAATTCTTCTTCTGTCAGGCCCATATCAAGTGCCCCCATTCGGATGAGCGCCGCTTCCCCGCCCTGGTATCCCAGCGCAAGGGTGGCGACTTTCCCCTTCTGCCGCAGAGAGTACTCAGGATTACCTTTTGCAATCCGTTCCACCGGCACGCCGAACATCTGGGAAGCTGTCGCCTCGTAAATCTTTCCGTGAGTGGCGAATACTTCATTTACCCACTGTTCCCCTGCCAGCCAGGCAATCACCCGGGCTTCAATGGCTGAAAAGTCGGCGACGACAAACTTGTGTCCTTCTGAAGGGATGAATGCCGTCCGGATAAGCTGGGAAAGCGTATCCGGCACGTTGCCATACAATAGCTTCAGCCCGTTATAATTCTTCTGTTTTACCAACTTTCTGGCATAATCCAGGGTACTGAGGTAATTTCTTGGCAGGTTCTGCAATTGCACCATTCTTCCCGCCCACCTCCCGGTCCGGTTGGCTCCATAATATTGTGTCAGCCCTCTTACCCTTTCATCGGCACACCGGGCGTCATCCATGGCTACATACTTCTTTATGGATGTCTTTCCCAACTGCTGGCGTATTTCCAGCATCCGCCGGACATTTTTCGGTAGCCCGGTTCCGTTGTCCAGCAATTCCTCAATCGTGGCCTTCTGGATGTCCTCTATAGGCTTTTCCATCCGGGAATTCAGCCATGGCAACAACTGTGCTCCGCTATTGGGGTTTTTCAGACCCGTAATGCCTACGGCCTCATCGGTTAATTTCTGGCTGCTGATTCCATCTATATACAGGGCGCCGGCAATCAATGCAGAATCCACCCGGACGCCATATGCGTTCATCCTGACATCCATCTGCCACAACTCTTCTTCCTCCTGCGGCATCGGGAACCGGTCCAGTCTCTGCAGGATTTCATTTTCAGTCACAACGTCCTGCCTGCAGTACTCCTTGAATAACTCCCATTTATCCTTATCATGCCATGGCTGGTTCCATGGTCTGCCGCCGTTGGTCTTGGTTGCTTTACAGGGAACGCAGAAATATCGGATAAGGGCTTTGCCAATCGCCAGCTTTTGTTTATCCTGCGGAAGGCCGATAGCTTTGCCCGTGGCATCCAGACCGGCAGTATACCCGCAGTAAAGGCCGTGTACCATGGTACAGCGCCACTGCTCCAAAGGTGTATTGAAGCCCGCCCGGTTTAGGCAATACCATTCAAAGGCGGCGTTATACGCGTGCTTGACTACACTCGGATCCTGTAAGGCCTGGGTTATCCATTCGGGAATGCATTCTCCCTGTGCCAGATCTACTATTTCCACGGGATTGTCATTCCATTTATATGCAAACAGCAATATGGAAAAATCCGGGGACTGTGCATATTTATAAGCCCCCGCCTTTCCGATGTCCACACTGCTGCGGGTTTCAATGTCAATACTCAAATGATGCTGCATGTTTATCCTCCCTGTCAGGGCGAGGGGCCGTAAGGCCCCTCTGGATGATTAATAAGGCATCCCTGTAATGGGATTTACCGCCGGTGCTGCCTGCTGGGAATATGCAGGAGCGGGGGTATACTGGGGAGCCTGTGGAACATAACCGTAAGCGGGTGTTGCAGAGGCAGTCATCCCACTGGCAGGTGTAGCAGTGGCTGCCTTTCCGAATACCTGCGCCGCCGTTGGCGCGCTGCCTCCAAGGGATTCTCCGTCCCTCAGCTTCTGTACTGGTCCCAGTCCGCAGCCGATCCCCTTCTTGCCGCCGAATGCATAAGGGAAGAAGGATAAGTTCACTTTGCCGTAAATCCCGCTGTAAATCTCAGACTGATTAATAATAGGGTTCATGTTTGCGTCTACAACTTCCGGCGGATAGTCTGCCTTTGCGCTTGTATTAATAACCCAGTGTCCTTTACACTCCGGGCCGTATTCTGTGCCATCAGATGGTTTAACTCCGTCTCCATCATGCACGGGACTCTGGATAACAGGGGGACGGACCCCATTCCAAGGACCAGAAACCCCTTTTTCTGTAGCTGCCGCAATAGCGTTATTGATTCGCGCCATGGTGTCAGCATCTGTTTTGGGAACGAGAATTGTACAGCAGAACTTTTCTTCCTGCCCCGGCTGGAATGCATAAGGCTTAAAAAGATGTACATATGACAGTCTGACTTCTCCGGTGGTTACATTTGTTAATTCATTCATTGATTACTTCCTCCTTAAATGCGTCTTTCGCGCTTACTTTATTTGTGATTGCTGGTCTTTTGTCGGATTCCTGGACAAGTGTTGGCTTCCCTGGTGCTTTTGTTATATAGCTGCCGACATGCTCATAAAAATCTTTATCACCCACAACTTTTTCCACCTGAGTCAAAGTAAGGGGCTTTCTCTCCCACAACACAGCTTCGTCGATCCCTTTTTCCTTCAGGACTTCAAAAGCCTTGTCCATATCTGTCCAAACGCGGGAGCCGCGACCCTCCACGGCCTTCCAACCGGGAACTTCATTGCCTTTCAAGCATTCCGCCAGGGCACTTTCTTCCATATCCTTATACCATTTCACAAGATCGATTCCCTGGCGCAGGTATTTTCCCATTTCTTCATTTCCGAGCAGGGGAGGGAGTTTTCCCAAATCAGGTGAAAAGGCAAGCTGGATGTTCTTCTCTGCACGCGCCCTGCACTGTCCTCTCGCCCGGCAAAATTTACAAGTCCCTTCATCGGGCGCGAATTCTCCCTCGCTTTTCCATGCTTTGACCGCCTGCTCTTCGATATGTTTGCTGTGAATCAGCAGCTGACTCAGCGGAATTTCCCATTCAGATATTCCATCCGGAAGCCGGGGCTGTACAATGGACATCCTGATTGTATCTATCGGATACAGAAGCTTACAGGCTTCATAGGCACCCAGGGCATATAGCATCATCTGCGGATTCCCTACTGCATTGACTCGTCCATTTGGGCTTTGCCCATACTTGAAGTCAATTACATGGATTACCCCGCCACCAATCAGAATGCAGTCAGCCGTTCCGTATCCCTCTTCCTCATCAGGAGGGTTCCGCATTTCCGCATGGGTATACTTCCCAAAGTACACCCTTTTTTCTACGCATTTACTCGGGTCGTGCTCAAACTTCATTGCTGCAGATCTGATATAATCCAGATAGGTATCCGTATGCCGGAGCATTTCATCATCCCACAGTGGATTTTCTTTCTGTTTTTTGATGAAAGCATTTAACTTCCGTTTGTTGAAGTCGTCAATCAGGAAGTAATTGCGGACCTTAGCTTCTGCCACCTCATGGGCCAGCGTCCCTTCCGCCGCTGATTCTGACGTGGTGTCCGGGAACTGCATTTCCAGCAGGGCGCTGGGCGGACAGGCCAGCCACCTGTGCGCCCCGGATGCACTCAGAATTGAGTGCCCTCTTTTTGCATGATCACCCATTATATCTGCGCCCCCATTTCCCGGAGTTTTGTGGCAAATGCCCCGTACTGCCCCGGCTGCAGTGCAGGCAATGCCTCTACTCCAAACAGCTGCAGTAACTGCTGAAGCTCCGCCTGTCGGCCGGCATCCATCAAAGGCATAGCAGCCCTTGCCAGGTCATCCAGCGTATAACTGGCTGCTGCCGTGGGCACCGCAGCCGGTGCCGGAACGGGTGCTATCGGCTGCTGAACAAGTACCGGCGCAGGAACGGGTGCTATCGGCTGCTGAGCGGGTGCAGGAACTGGTATAGGGGCCGGCGCCGGCAGAGGCTGCGCTGCTTGGGGTGCCTCCGGCGCCATTTCGGTCTGCTGAGCCGCACTCGGAGTGTCCATTGCACCGACCGGCTGTACCTGGCCCATCAACTGCCGTGCAAACCCCACCATGTCATCAAAATCCCTAAATTCTACGTGAATCATAATTCTACCTCCTGTAGTTTTTCTTTTAATATCATCAGCTCACTATTGGTGAGCGTGATTCCTTTGCTCATTTTGGAGTGGTCTTCGCTCCACTCCCGCAGGTCGTATACTGGCTCTTTTCCATACCAGCTGACAAGATTTAATTCCTTACGCCAGCCCCCTTCCTTTTTAGGAGGGAAGGCGAACAGTGTTTTCTTAATCTCCAGATTTTCCATCTTCTCCTCCTCTGGCTTCCGCCAGTTCTGATGTAATAAATTGATTTAAATTTTCCGCGTTTTCACCGATTTGAAATATGTAGTCACCTAATATTTCAAGGAAGCTGAGAATGGTATTTCTTTCCCACTTCCATCTGTCCAGTACACCCTTGTTTGACAGAAGATTATAAGTACTCAGTAGATGCTGAATAATCGTGTCTGCCCTGTCCTGGCGCATTGTTATCTCTGATAACAGATCGGATGCAGCATTGAGCGTATTAAATCTTCTCTCTGTTAACGCATGGGGAGGAGGTTTTTCTTTGTTCTTCCATCTTGTCCCTTTCTGTGTTATAATACGTTTGAATGTTTATTTGTTTATGACCTTGCAGTTTTGCAGAGCTGTAGGGTCATTTTTTGTTTCATCTTTTCAATCGCTCGTCTTTCGATACGGCTGATATAAGATTGTGAGACGCCTAACCGATGGCCCACGTCCGTCTGCAAGGTTCCACCTATGATAGCTAGGTCAACTACTTGTTTCTCCTGTTCTGACAAATCCTCTGTCAGAAAATCATACAGTCCTATGTTCTCCACGCGAGCCAGTTCCGGATCCTCCTGTCCAAAAATACAGAGAAAAGCATTAGTATCCTCGTTATCAGAACACATCATTGCGTCATAAGAAACACACTGTCTATGTTTCTTATTCTGTCTTCTGTACATCAGGATCTCATTTTGCATGACTCTTAAGGCATAGGTTGTGAACCTACCCTTTTCTGCTTTAAAACTCTTTGCCGCTTTTGTCAGTCCCAAATATGCCAGAGAATAAAGTTCTTCGTACTCAATACCTGTGTTTAAAAATCTCTTTGCTGTATAACCCGCAAGACCCATATTTTCTGTTACGAGTGATTCCATTTTTTTCTGTTCCGGGCTTTCTGCTTTTTTCATACTTCCCCCCCTACGCGAAAATAAGCTCAAAATCCGGCCTATCAGATTCCCTTACTACTGCGCAATAAAAGTACTCGGAGCCGTGATAAATTTGAGGTATAAAAGCGCATTTTTCATTGGCCGCACCAGTTCCAACAGATGTAACCCCATCCTTCCCCAGCTTGTCCTTATGTGCCTCTCCCAGTAAACGAGCGACCTCAGAGGACTTTGTCATATAAATTTTGTATGCTTTCATCATAAGTAGTACCTCCTATTTGTATTGTGAAAGAAACTCTTCGGCCTCTTCGGCTGATTCAAAAAGGTCTGTCCAGATGATACAGAACTGTGTTTCCTTGTAACCCTGCTTGTCTTCGGGTTCTACCGGTCGTACTCTGGTTATTACTCTGCCGTCCTTGAAAATTCTTGCTTCAGCAGTGAAGTTTTCCTGTATACAGATTTCGCCTCTATCCCTTTCCTGCATTCGCGCCACTTCACGATCCACCAATTCGTCGTAGATCACGTAGGTGTTGTGGCCGCGCTCCCCCGGTATAATTTTACCGATTTTCATATCGCCGTACTGCATCTGCACCCGGACAGCCTGGTCGCTGATGCCCAGTTTCTGAGCGGCCTGACGGACGGTTATTCTTGTCCATTCACGCATCTGAGTGCCTCCTTTCTCAGACCTTCCGCCCCACCTCAGAAGGAAGTCCCACTGTGTCCCGCTAAGTCATTAATTTCTGGCTATCGATGCGTTAGCCCACATAATTGATTCTTCAAGCTTTGTCATGGCCAGGGATTTCTCCCGGCTATTTGGACACAGCGCATCAATGGAATAGGCCAGTTCTTTTGCTTCTTCGCGTAGTCTTTCATATCTCTCGGCCTGCCCTTCCTGCGGCCTGTGATAGCTGAAATTGTTTTCAATTACTGGATTCATGATCGTTCTCCCTTCTATTTTTGAGTATTATCTGTAACAATAGTTCCACCCTGGACTGTCACCCAACCGTGCTTCAGTCTGGCCTCAGCTTCTTTCATCTGAATAAGTTCTGGAGTAATTGATTGGCTGATAATTCGGTTTGCGTTTGCCTCCGCCTCCGCTCCAATCCTCTGGACCTCTGCAGAACCTTCTGCCTTTGTAATTGCAATCTGTTTTGCGGTTTCTGCATTTACTTTATCTACTTCAGCCTGGGCCTGTGCTGTTTGCTTGTCCAGTTCAGCTTTCTCGGCATCCTGTTTTGCCTGTTCCTTGGCCTGTATTTTTGCCTGCAGCGTCTCATCCAGCTGGACATCTATAATAAGAGCGGATGCAATATTGATACCATATTCGCTATTCAGCTTTTTGTTCAGGTATTCCGTGATCGCCTGGCTGACCTCAGAACGTTTGCTGCTGTAGATGTCCATGACAGAAAACTGAGGAGTAACCTCTTTTATGTAGGCGATGATGGAATTCTGGACCATACCTTCTACGATGGCCTCTCCGTCCATGCCGTTAAATTTTGTATATAAATCAACTACTCTGTCTGACATAAAATTGTAATTGATAGTCAGATTCATCTTTACCATGCCACCGTCTGCAGGTGCATCTACATGCCAATCCTGGTGCTCTTCCGCATTGTAATCAGCAGGATTGTTACTCAATACCAGCTGCTGCTGTGAAATTGGGAAAGTTTTTACCCTTGCTGTCGGCCCAACAAAGTGGAATCCCGGTACCAGAACTTCCTCCTGTACTCCGTCCTTCATCGTATACACAACTCCCACTTCTCCCTGGCCTACCCGGGTAATGGAAACCACTGTGTAAAGCCCTCCAAGTACAGCCATAATGACAACTAAAATTGCAATAAATTTACCTTTCATTTTCTTTCTCCTCTTCAAACGCCCGATTAATATTTTCCTGGGCTTTTTTATATGCTTCTTCTTCAACTTCAAATCTTTTGTATTGCCTTTTAATGGACAATATTACCTTCCCGGCTATCCAGATGACCGGAAGGGCTGCCGCGGCAATTGCAAGGGCCGATACTAAAAATACGAACCACACTACCTCTCACCTCTCATTTTCTTATCAGGGAATTGTCTGCATCTTTTCAAAACCATAGATAACGTTTCACTAAGTATCGGATAAAAGTATCCATCAATAAACGCATCAGAACCTTTTTCTTTTGCTCTCAGCATTATCCTTTTCATATTGCAAATCCGGAATCTCATCAGAAAGACCTCCGGAATTGAATAAAAAGGGACTTTTTTGATTTTTAAGACTTTATTAACTTCTTCTTCCGTGCTACAAATCATTTCATATGTTTTAGACAGTTTTGCTCACCGCCTTTCTTTTCTGATATAGCTGTTTTTGTTATCCTATGTTTTCATTAACTCCAGAAGCGATTTTATAGACTTCTTCGCTGATTGATAAATCCAGGTGGTACTTCTCCTTAAAATTCATAAGCTCAACGGTGCTTTCTAAAAGTCCCTGCCTGTCCACCAGCATGGCCGGAGACATGTCAGCTTTTTTAATCATCTTTGGATAACCATATTTTGTTGACACTGCTTTATTGGCTATGGTATTTGCTTTGATAAAGTCAACCCTGACCGGATGCCGCAATGAATGGCTTAGTTTACCCATCATTTCCTTTTGGTGTTCTTTGTCCAGCATTCGGAATATCTGAAAACCTTCCAGACCGGATGACTGGCGAAGTATTTTAAGCATGTCAAATACCCAGTCCTGGAAATCCTCAGCTTCAGGTTTATTGCTTCTCATAATAAGACGATACAATCCCTTTTCATTAAGAACAATAATCTCCTGCGTCCCGCCAGGGGTACCCCATTTTAGGGTATCCTTATATTTGGGTTTCAGGTACCTTGTAGCCTTATCGGCATCTCTGTATCCAAGTGTTGTCGCTATATCTTTAGCTACCGCCCACCATTCCCCATCCTTTTCGATGAAACGAATGGGATATCCATTCCAATATTCAGTTTTCATTATTGCCCCCATTCTCATTTATGCGACATATTGACTAAAAAAAATAGAATTAACCTCACTGGCCGTCATCTGCAAGGCTTTTGCTATTGCATCCGCTTCTTCGATTGTAAACTTTTTACCTTCTGAATTAAGCTTCCGGTAAAGTGTGGTTCTATCCAATTCTATCATTTCAGCCAATTCGGTCACTGTAAGCCCGCGCTCAACAATTTTGCCTTTAAGCTTATTGACATTAACCAAAGCGGTTCCTCCTTTCTGCAATTCTCATTTATGCGACTATCGTTATGGTAACACTGTTAATCTGGTTTGTCAATACATCATTTCGCATAAATGATATTTATTTATTTTTTTCGCTCAAATCATGTTGCAAATTTGCGATTTTAGTGATATCATAAATCCATAGATTACTTAAGGAGGCAAGACATGAATATCGGGAATCGGATAAAACAACGTCGTATTGAATTAAGCATCTCGGCGGACGAACTTGCAGATATGATTGGAAAATCTCGCGCCACTGTTTATCGTTATGAAAATGGGTACATTGAGAAATTACCTACAACTGTTTTGGAACCACTTGCTTCCGCTCTCCAGACTACCCCCGCCTATTTAATGGGCTGGGAGGATGATCCAACTAATTGGGAAGAAGTTGCCAACGACAATGGGATAAGCCCAGTTAATGATTATGAAGATTCTCCCCAAAAATGGTATGGTATGAAAAAAGCTACCGACGAAGACTATCAACGTGAAGAAGAAGATTTTTTTAATTTTATCACGAAAGACGGTCAATTCCGTTCATTGGCCGAATCATACAAAATTCTTAACGAAATAGGCCGGCAAAAAGCTTTTGATTATGTTACTGATTTAGCAGAGCAGCCAAAATATATTACTTCCCTCAAATCATCTGAGGGGATTCAATCCTTCCCCACTGCCGTTCAAGATCCAGAGCCTGATTACTTGAAAGTTAACGCTGCCCAGACCAGAACTGACAAGCCAGTTACGCAGGAAGACCTTGACCATGACGAAAACCTCATTCAGGAATATTTTGCCAACAAAGATAAGTCCAATTTATAGGACACCATTTTTAATATACTGGCTGAGGAGGTGCTAATATGAATTGTTATGAAACATTGATAGATAGAGCTGACCAATTAGGCATATCCGTTATTGATATGGACTTTAAAGGAAGAAACGGAAGAATTATGAATGATACCATATTTATTCGTAGGGATATGCTGACTGTTGGGAAAGCTTGTGCCACATCCGAGGAACTTGGACACCATTTCACGGGAACCGGTGATATTCTGAACCAAAATCTTCCCAATAACGAGAAGCAGGAAATGAAGGGAAAAATTTGGGCATATAACGACCGAGTGGGCCTAAGGGGAATAATTAAAGCCTACCATGACGGCTGCCGGAATCTCTACGAAATGGCAGATACTTTAGAAGTAACAGAGGAATTTCTACAAGATGCTCTGGTCTACTTCCATTCAAAATTTGGACAGTATACCATTCTGGATAATTGCATTATTTATTTTGAACCGACATTGGCAGTCTTTGACATGATAGCTTGAAAAAAATCAATTATAAAGGAAAACCTATGAAAAGATCAGAAGATGAATACACTTACTTGGAATGGGTCACTGCCATACGTTCAAGTATCGATATTGTTTGCGACCTTGAAATTATGAGAATTTCCCATGACGACGAAGATGAAAGGCCTTGGGAATTAATCAATAAAATCAAAAACTTTATAGTTAGTTTTGAGAAACAAATACCTGATTAAGTAAACGTACCATGAACTGAGCAAATAACAAAAACCGCCCCAGCGTTGGGGAACGCAAGAGCGGAAATTGAATACTGTACAGGCCAGGAGGCCGTAAAGTACTCCATGACAAGAATATTTTACCACACCTCCATGGCACCTGTACAGGTGTATTTTTTATACTCAAAAAGGAGGTCTTGTAATGAAATTACCAGGAGGATACGGAGGCATCATAAAATTATCCGGAAAAAGGCGCCGGCCCTATGCTGTCCGGAAAATCAAGGGCTACAAAAAGAATGGTACCCCCTTGTATGATTATTTAGGCTATTTCGAAGATAAGAAGTCGGCCAACATTTTTCTCGCGCAATATAATGAGGGGAAATTAACTCACGACAATCGGCCGATATCAGACATCATCTTTCGCACAGTTTTCGACGAATGGATCACCGAATATGAAAGGTATAAAAGTGTCAGCCAGAAAACACATGAATCGTACATCTGCGCTTTTAACCAGCTTTCAGCTTTGCATGATAAAAAGTTTGCGTACCTCAAAATAGAGGACCTGCAGGCGGAAATAGACAAACTGGACGGCATGTCTGATTCTACGATTACGAAGCCAATAACGCTGCTCCATCACATGTACAAATATGCCATGAAACACGAATATGTGGAAAAGGACATTTCACAATTCATCATCCGGGTGTCAGCCAGGGAAAAGGCTCAGAAGCATAAAGTATTCACTCCTGATGAAATCGCGGCTCTTTGGGCGGATGAATCTGAGATATCCCGGCAGCTCCTGATCTATATCTACACCGGGTACAGGGTTATGGAATTACTGCGGATAAAAACCGCCGACGTAAATTTAAAGGACCGCTACATGGGCGGAGGAAATAAAACAGATGCGGGCAAAAACCGTATAGTGCCAATCCATAATAAAATATACCCCATCATTAAACAATTCTATAATCCTGAAAATGAGTACCTTATTATGGATGAGGGCAAGCCATTCACCTATGCGCATTTCAATGATGTCCACCTTAAACCCTTCCTGGAGTCGAAAGGGATGGAACATACCATGCACGATACACGGCACACATGCGCCACTCTTATGAAGGATGCAAAGTGTGATGACCTATGCCGTAAGCTGATTCTCGGCCATCGTGTCACCGACATAACAGACGGCGTGTACACTCATATTCTGCCCCAGCGATTGCTATTGGAAATCAATAAAATTAAGGTATAA